GTTGCGGTATCGCTACGGGCTGAGTTCAGGCGAGGTGGTGACGTGGATCGATGATCCGGTGTATCCGCCGATCTTACATATTAAGGCGTATTCGCGCGACGGGATGGTCGGGACCAGTGTGATCAGTCAGTGCCGGGATACGTTGGGCCTCAGTAAAGCGGCGGAGTCGTACGCGGGGACGTTTTTTGCCAATGGCGCGCGACCGAATGGAGTGCTGCAGACTAAGGGCCAACTCTCGCCGGAAGCGCACCAGCGGATCCGGCAGTCCTGGACGAACCATCACGGCGGGTTGTCGAATGCGAACCGGATGGCGATTTTAGAAGAGGGAATGACGTTCCAGGCGACCAGTATTCCGCCGGAAGACGCGCAGTTGTTGGCGACGCGGAAATTTCAGGTCGAAGACGTCGCGCGGGCGTTCCGCGTGCCGTCGCATTTGATCGGCAGTCTGGAACGATCGACGTTTTCAAACATTGAACAACAAGCGTTGGAATTTGTCGTCCATTCGATGGGGCCGTGGTTCAAGCGGATCGAGTCGGCGATCAATAAACAACTCCTGGGGCGATCAACGGTGCATTTTGCGGAATTTGTCCCGGATGCGTTGTTGCGATCGGATACCGCGTCGCGGATGCAAGCCCATGCGACGGCGATCCAGAATGGGTTTTTAAGTATTAACGAAGTCCGGGCGATTGAGAACCGGAACGCGATCGACGGCGGGGATCAGTTGTTACGCCCGCTGAATATGGGACCGATTCCGGCGGATGGCGGGGGTACAGAATGACGGCAAAACCAGAACGGCGCATGGTCGCGGATGAGCGGACGCGGGCGACACGGTCCGCAACGAAGACGCGGACGATTGAAGGCTACGCGGCGATCTTCGACCAGGAAACCACGATCGGCGGCGTCTACCGCGAACGGATCAGTCCGTCGGCGTTTGAGAGTCGGAATGATGGGCCAGTGGTCGCGACGTTTAACCATGATCTCAACTGGGTGATTGGATCGACGCGGTCCGGGACGTGTGCGATCGACGTGACGCCGCAAGGGTTGAAATATAGCGTCAGCGTCCCGGAGGGACCGATCGGCGATCATGTCTTGGCGGTGTGTGAACGCGGCGACCTGGGCGGATCGAGTTTTGCGTTTCTTCCACATGACGGCGGCGATCGATGGGTGGATCCGGCGACGGATGGCGATCTGCCGTTGCGGGTACTTGAGTCGGTGGAATTATTGGACGTAAGTGTCGTCGTAAATCCAGCCTATCCGGACACGTCGGCGACGGTGACGGAAGCACGGGCGACAGTGGCGGCGTATCGCCAGACAAAAGACCAGGCGGCAGCACAAGACGCGGTCGAAGATTCCAAAAACGGGGCAGAACAGGACGCGGATCCAGTGTCGGATCCTGGGGGCGATTCCAGGACCGATATTCGGCGACGGCGTCAACGGCTACATGAGCATTTCTTAACAGGGGAGGGCGGGGCATGAGTGAGATCATTAAGAAATTACAAGAACAGCGGAACCGATTGATCGCCCAGGGGCGCGCCATTTTGGACGCCGCCGGAAGCGATCCATTGTCTCCGGATGACGTCGTCAAGTATGACGGGATTGACGCGGACGTGTCCGCGTTGACGTCTACAATTCAGCGGCATCAAACGGAGGCGGATCGACCGGCGATCGCGGATACGCGGGCGGCGGCGGATGTGCAGCCAGTCGCGGAACCAGAGTCGCGCGGCGTGTCGGTCAAGAGTGAAGAGTACCGGGCGGCCTGGGAAAAGGCGATCTTCCGGCGGGGCACCTTGTCCGCGGGCGAGTCGCGCGCGTTAGAAGCGGGCACGGATTCAGAGGGCGGCTATCTCACGCCGACAATTACAGAGGCGCGGATTATTGAAGGTCTGCGTGAGCAGAATTTCATGCGCGCGCTGTCCACTGTGATCCAGGTGTCCGGTAAAACCAATATTCCAACGGTGGCAACGGATGGCACGGCGACAATCGTGGCCGAAGAGGGCACGATTACGCCAAGCGACGGCGCGTTCGGTCAGTTGGCGTTTACACCGTATAAGTTAACTGGATCGATTCTCATATCGAATGAGCTGATCGAGGATTCAGCGTTTAATTTATCAGAGTGGATCAATCAGGAGTTAACCCGGCGACTGGCGGCGGGTGAGAATACCTACATGATCAACGGTAGCGGATCGAGTCTCCCGCAAGGATGGATGAATGGGGTAGCCGCCAACGTGACGGCTAGCGGGGCCGCAGCATTGACTTCGGATGAAATCTACTCACTATGGTTCTCGGTCAAGCAAAGTTACCGACAGAATAGTGTGTGGCTCATGGAAGATCTGACACTCGCCGCGGTGCGGAAGTTGAAAGATACCACGAACCAGTACATCTACAGCCCAGGTTACCAGGGCGGGCCGGATCAACTGTTTGGGCGTCCGGTGTATACGCATTCAGACATGGACGCGATGACCTCCGGAAAGCGTAGCGTCGTACTGGGGGATCCAAAATGGTACATCATCGCGGATCAGGGTAGCACGCGGATCGAGGTATCGCGGGAACGCTATATCGAAACCGATCAAACGCTCGTCAAGGCGACGCGGCGGTTTGATTCGAAGATTTCGATCGCCGCGTCCGGCGGGTGCATCGTCCAAGCGTAGATTGCCACGGTCGCCGCGCTAGGTAGACGTGTAGCCAGAACCCGGACGCGGGGGCGCGGGCTGCACCTGGCGCGGCGGCGCGGTTTATTTATGGGGCTATTACAAACCAGAACGGCGCGGGTCCGGTTACTGTGCGGCATGGCGGGCACGCCGTCGGGCGATCCCGGTGACGTGGTCGAACTCCCGGCGGCAGTCGCGGCGACGTTGATCGAACGGGGATCGGCGGTGGCCGTGACGCGGGCGGCGGAAACGGCGTCGGTGGCGGCAGGTCCGGAAACGGCGACGGTCAAACCGGCGATCCCGAAAAAACGCGCGAAACGGAAACGGCGGGCGGCGAATGGTTAACCCGTGGCTAGACATTGCGTCAACGGTTACAGTCCAGACCGGACCGTCAGTCGAGCCGGTGTCGCTGGCGGCGGCGAAACGATCGCTCCGGTTGGAAACGTCGGCGGATGATGATCTGGTGGGGTTTCTAATCCAGGCGGCGCGCGAGTATACGGAACGGATCGCGAATCGATCGCTGATCACGCAAACGCTCGATCTGACGTTTGACGAATGGCCGGGGGATGAAATCGAACTGCCACGCGGGCCGGTGCAGTCGGTGACGTCGGTCACGTCCTACACCGCGGCGGATGCGGCGGTGGTGATGGACGCGGCAGACTACCGGGTAGACACGGCGACGGATCCAGGCCGGATCGCGTTAAATGATGGCGCGGTGTGGCCGTCGGATCTCCGGGCGACGGGCTCGGTCGGTCTGGTGCGGTATGTCACGGGCTACGGGGCGGCAGTCGATGACAGTGTGCCCGCGCCGTTGCGACAGGCGATCGTGTTGTTGGTCGGGCATTGGTACGAATCGACCGGCGTGGCGGGGCCGAATCTGTCGGTGTTGCCGTTTGGGTTTGACGCGGCGATCGCGCCGTATCGCATTCCGGCGGCGGGGTAATCATGCGGGGGCGATTTGATCGACGGGTGACGATCGAAGAACGGACGGCCACACAACCGGCGGGCGGCTACGGACGCCCGATCGATACCTGGATCCCGGTCGCGACCCGGCGGGCGACGCGGCGGGATCTGCGGGGCGCGGAACGCTTCGCGGCGGACCAGGTTGGCGCGTCGGTGTCGGCGGTGTATACGCTGGCGGAACCCGTGTCCGGGCTGGCGGCAGAAATGCGGATCGTGGATGACGCCGCGATCGTGGATATTGTCACGGTGCTAGAACCGGCGCGCCGGGGTCGTGGGCAAACGGTACACGTCAAGGAAGCGATCGACTAATGGCACAAAGCACAGCGCGCGCGGTCACGTTGCAAAATTTCGAGAACCCACAGGGGCTCTCGCAGTCCGGGACGTTTGTCAAGATGGAGATCTCCGGCGGGCGTGAGCTGGTCGCGGCGTTAACCAAGTTAGGAAACCGGCGCGATATTGAACGCGTGGTTCAACGCGCCCAACAGCGGGCGTTAGATCCCGTGGTCGAAGCGGCGAAACAGTTGGCACCAAATCGGACGGGCGCGCTAGCGGAATCAATCGCGGCGCGTCCGGCGAATGTCCGCAAGCATCGCGATTTCGATCCGTCGGATCTGAAGCCGACCGTAGTGGGTCCGGCGGGGTGGCAATTCTACGGCCAGTTTGTGGAATTTGGCACGGCGCGGATCGCGGCGCGTCCGTTTTTGCGTCCAGCCTGGGAGTCCAACAAAGATCGCGTCTTGCAGACACATACCAAGATCCTGGCAAATGAGATCGAAAAGCGGGCCGCGCGGTTAGCGCGGAAAGCGGCGAAGGCGGCGCGGGGATGATTGAATCGGATCTGTATCAGTTTGTAACAGAGCATCCGCGGCTGGTCAATCAGATCGGACCGCGGTTCTATCCGCTGGTCTTACCGCAAAACGTGACCTATCCGGCGGGCCGGTATCAGCGTATTACCACGCCGCGGATCGAATCGCATAGCGGACCATCAGATCTGGCCGCGCCGCGGTTCCAGATTGACTGGTGGAGTCCGGACGCGGCGGGCGTGTCCGGGTTTCGGACCGTGTCGGATCTCGCGGACGCGTGCCGGAAAGCGTTAGACGGGTTTTCGGGGCTGATGGGAACCACAAAAGTTTACCGGGTCGCAATTGAGGATGAACGCGATCTTATGGAGGACGATCCGGTGTTGTTTCGGGTATCGCAGGATTTTGTGATCTGGCATCGGGAGGACTAGCGTGGCGTTAACTTCGAAACTCACGATCAAACTCGCGGCGACCTTAACGTCCGTGCTGGATTTAGGCACGGCCAAAGATCCGCTGGACTATGAAAAAACCTTGTCGCTGACGGATGGGACCGGGGCGAACCAGGGCGATCAACTCTGGCACGATCAGCGAACGATCGCGGCGAGTGGTACGGATAGTTTGGATCTGGCCGGGAGTCTCACAAATGCATTTGGCGCAACGGTGACGTTTGCTCGAGTAAAAACGATCGTGGTCTTTGCGGCGGCGGCGAATACAAATAACGTGGTGATCGGCGGCGCGGGGTCGAATCCCTTAGCGCAATGGGTCGCCGATACCAGCGACAAGGTGAACGTCCGACCAGGCGGGATCTTTGTGTTACACGCGCCGGACGCGACGGCGTACGCGGTCGCGGCGGGCTCGGCGGACGTATTACAAGCGGCGAACAGTTCAAGCGGATCTACGGTTACGTACGATGTCGTGATTGTGGGATCGTCTAGTTAGCAGAACGAACGATAAGGGGGACACATGGCGAACGCGTTGGGAGCATTTGGCACACTACTCAAACGGGGCGACGGCGGCGGATCGGAGGCGTTTACAACGATCGCGGAAGTGACGGCGTTGTCCGGGCCGACGTTAACGAGGGAAACGATCGACGTGACGCATCACGGATCCGCAAGTCAACACCGGGAACATATCGGATCGTTAAAGGATTCCGGCGACGTGTCGTTTTCGATTAACTGGCAGCCGGATCTAAATAGTGCTGCAGGGCACGGCGTAACTAACGGACTGCTGAAAGATTACAAGGACGCGACGCGGCGGAATTTCCAGGTGGTCTGGCCTGATACCTCGTCAACGACGTTTGCGTTTACGGGCGTGATCACAAGCCTGTCGCCGACCGCGCCGATCGATGGTGCGTTAACGGCGGACGTGACGATCAAGGTGGTCGCGGAACCGACACTCGCGTAAGAGGGGATACGTGGGGAATAGCGCGCGCGGTGAACACGCGATCGAGATTGACGGCGCGGAATATACGCTCCGGATGTCGATCAACGCGATCTGTGAATTAGAAGATCGCGCGGATCGTCCCATTGAACAGATCGGATCCCGGTTGACCAATGGGGACGCCGGGGTCCGGGATATCCGGTTGTTATGGTGGGCGGCGTTACGCGATCACCATGCTGACGTAGATCTCCGGGGCGCGGGCGTCTTGATCGAGGCGATCGGACTGGACCGGGCGATCGCGTTAATTGGCGAGACGTTGGCGGATGCGTTCCCGGCGAATGGGGCGGCAAAAAAAAAGACCACGCGGACCCGGTCCCGTGGTCGCGCCTCTACGCGGACGCGGTCGCCGTCGGCGTAGATCCGGATCTGTTCTGGCGTTCGACGCCGCGCGAGGTGGACGCGTTGGTCCAGGCGTACCAGCAACAGCGGATTGATTCGATCAAGGATCAGATGTTTATCGGCTGGCACGTTGCGGCGTTCGGGCGTGCCAAAACGATCCCGGATCTGAGTCGCTGGATCGCGCGCACCTTTCCCAACACAACTCCCAAGCAAACTATGGATGAACAAATCGCGGTTGCGCGGAATATCGTGGCATTGTGGAGCCCGCCACCAGGGGAGGGGTCCAGGTAATGGCCGCGGCAGTTGGAAGTTTACGCGTTAACCTGTCTACCAACGTCGGCCAGTTTGTGGGCGATCTTGGCAAGGCGTCCGGGTCGGTTCGAAAGCTCGACAAAAGTTTCGGACGGGTCGGGCGGCGAATGTCTGGTTTAGGCAAACAGATCGGCGTCGGGATCGGGCTACCCATGGTGATGGTTGGCGTAGCCGCGGTTAAATCCTCAGAACAAATAGATGAGGCGTTGCGGTCGATCGCGGCGGGCACGGGCGCGACCGGCGACGCGTTGGACGGGCTCGGCGAGAGTTTTAATCAGGTGTTCGGCTCGGTTCCGGAGTCTGCGGACGCGGTCGCCAGTGCGATCGCAACACTGAACACGATCACCGGGGCCACTGGTCCTATTTTGGAAGATCTCACTAAACGACTGTTCGACGCGTCGCGGGTGTTGGGCGAGGACGGCGCGGTAAATGCCAAAAGTTTCGCGACGGCGTTGGCACAATTTAACGTCCCGGCGGAACAAGGCGCGGCATTGCTCGATCAATTCTTTGTGGTGTCGCAACGAACCGGGGCGGCATTAGGCAAACTGACGGCGGATACCAACACGTACGGATCGGTGCTACGGAATGCCGGGTTCAGTATGGCGGAATCCGCCGCGGTGTTCGGACAGTTTCAAAGTATCGGGATCGAAGTGTCGCGGGTGATGCCAGGGCTGAACGCGGCGTTCCGACGATGGGCGGCGGACGGTCAAGACGTCCAGGGAATGTTAGCGGTTACGGTCGCGCAAATGCAGGATGCCGCGACGGAAACGGAAGCGTTGACGATTGCGACGGCGGCGTTTGGGGCGGAAGGCGCGCAACGGATGACGGCGGCAGTTCGTCAGGGTGCGTTTAGTTTGGAAGGATTCCAGGACGCGTTGGAAGACAGTTCGGGCGCGGTCACGGCGGCAACGACAAAAAACCAGACACTCGCGGAAGTCTTCGGGACGCTGAAAAACCGGGCACAGTTAGCGTTTAAACCCTTGGGCGACGATCTGAAAAAAGCGATCGTCGGATTGATTCCAGTGGTCGAAACCTTGGCCGATCGGATTACGGCGATCGTGCGGTGGTTTACGGAATTGTCGCCCGCGGCAAAACGGATGATCGCGATCGCGGCGGGCCTGGTCGCGGCGTTGGGGCCGGTGTTGTTTGTCCTGGGACAGATTAGCATGGCGATCCCGGCGATTGTCGTGGCGGCGAAGGTCTTGGGCGCGGCGTTTGCGTTGTTGGCGTCGCCGGTTGGGATCGTGGTCGCGGCGTTGGTCGGCTTAGGGGTGTTGGCGTACAAGTTCCGCGATCAGATTTTGGACGCGTTTGGTACGGTGGTTAACAAGGTTAAGGAGTGGGCCAACACGTTGGCCGGGTTCCTGGGCTTTGATGATCTGTTTGAGATTACGGAAGATGTGGCAGCGGCGACGGATACCGCGGCGGACGCCATGGCGGACGCGGAGGGCGTCGCGGTTGATCTCCAGGCGACGTTAGACGACCTGGCAAGCTCGGCGGGCACGGTGTCGGATGAAGTGACCGACACGGCGGGCGCGTTTGGGAATTTCGAGGCGGCGGGTATTGCGACCACAAAACGTCTAGCGGCAGGGTTTAAGGCGTACGGGATCGAAGCGACTGCGGCGGGTGAAGGTGTTGGGACGGCATTATCCCATTTGTCTACAAATTATCGACAAGCCGGGTTCGACATGCTGCGGCTACGCAACGGCGCGGATCTGCTGACAAAGACATTTGAACGAAACAAGGTCGCGGCGGAAAAAGCGGTGTCGGGGTTTTCGAATTTCAAGTCGAGTCTCAAACAAGCGTTAAGCGGGTTAAAGCAGGGGATCACGGGTTCAGAAGGTGGTATTAAGGGATTATTTACAAACCTGGGCACGGGCGTGATCGAAGGGTTCGGAAATATCATTTCCGGCGGCCTTTCCAGTCTGATCAATATGGGCGTGGGGTTGGCGATGAAAGGGATCGCGAAGCTCGGCGGATGGGTCAAAGGGTTATTCGGTGGCGCGGGGAAAGCGGAGAAAGCGGCGCGGAAACTCAACCAGGCGTTCGAAGATTCCGTGATCGCGGGGTTGAACGCTGAGCAACAAGCGGAGGCCGGTGGGCGGCGGTGGGCACAGGTCGTGATCGGCGTCCGCGATGCGTACGTGTCGCAAGGGAAGTCCGCGAAACAAGCGGAACGGGACGTCCAGCGGTTATGGGATGCGACCAAACAGGGACCGGCGGCGTATCGGGCGGTACTCGCGGAGATCCAGCCGGTGTTAGACGCCCATAAAGCGTTAGGCGATTCCGGGGTCGGTGATCATGATCGAATGCGGGAGGCGGCGCAGAAATACGGGATCAAGCTGGAGCATTTGGGATCGGAATTTAACGTCGCGCGGTTGCGTGACGCGGCGGATCTGATCGCGGCGGATTTCGAGCTGTTAAAGGCGAGTGGTGCGGACGTGTCCGGAGTATTGGTTGGAATGCAGGACGAAGTCCAGGGGTTGATCGATGACGCGGCGCGGTCCGGCGTCGCGGTGCCGTCGTCCATGCGTCCGATTATCGACAGTCTGATCGAACAAGGGTCGCTGACGGACGCCAACGGCGATAAGTTGCAATCGTTGGATGATGTCAATTTTGCAGAGCCGATCGCTAAAAAGTTCGACACGGTGATCGAAAAGATTTCTGAGTTGATCGACAGTTTAAGGGGAAAAGGCGGCGCGGAAGAATCCATCAAAAATTTGGTCGCGAAGATGGACACGATCGAAGAGGAAAAATCGATCCGGATTAAATTCAACGTGGACGATCTGCGGATGCCTGATTTCGGGAATAGATACGCTGACATGGGCGACATGGGGATCGAACATTTCGCGCGCGGCGGGATTGTTCGGCGTCCAACGATCGGGCTCGTCGGTGAAGCCGGACCGGAAGCCATTATTCCGTTGTCGCAAATGGGCGGCGGCGGGTTTAGTACGGGCGGCGTGGAATCGAAACTCGATCGGATCGAGCGGTTGTTAGTCCGTCAGCCTGATCAACTGGCGCGCGCGACGCGGGACGCGGTGTTGTTAGCGACGGTGTAGTGGGGGTGCGAGGGGTTGCAACGATCGGTTGGATGGCCGTACAGCGAACGTGACGCGGTCGGAATTGTCGAAAATGGGGCAGAAGAGACGGATCGGAGCGAATGGCGAAAGATCTCGACGCGTGTGACGCGGAATTAACGGTCGCGCTGGAATTGGCCGCGGGCGTCTATACGGACGTCACGGCAGACGTTCGCCGATCGGATCCGGTCCGGTGGAGTTACGGGATCGCGGGCTCGACGCCCACGGCGCGCGTGGCGAGTTCTGGAAGTTGTACGCTGACACTGTCGAACCATGCCGGGGGCGATCTGGCGGCGGGGCGGTGGAGTCCGGACCATCGAAACTGTACGCCAGGATTCGACGTCGGGATCGGGATCCGGATCGGGCTCAGTTACGGCGGCGCGACGACGTATAAGAAATACTATTTGGAAGCGATCCAGCCAACGGCGGGCGACCACGGCGTCCGCGCGACGTTGATCACGGGCGTCGATCTGCTGGATGCCTACGCGCGGTTTCGGTTGCGTGGGCTGACGGTGCAAACAAATAAACGCTCCGATCAACTGTTTACGTTGATCTATGGGGCGGTGACCAAGCAACCCGATCGGACCGCGATCGGAACCGGCCAGGATACCTACGCGTACGCGTTCGATAATCTGCAGGAAGAAAAGACCGCGATGGCGGCGTTTCAGCAGTTAGCGTTATCAGAGTTGGGTTATATCGCGGTCAAGCGGGACGGCGTGTCCGGTGAAACCTTAGTATTTGAAGATCGCCACAGTCGGACCAAAACGGCAACGAACGCGTACACGTTCCGCGGCGATACCGATCAGTTGACATTGTCGCGGAATCGGTCGGCGATCTATAACGTGGTCGGCGTGACAGCGCACCCGCGGCGGTTGGACACCAGTGACGTGGTGTTGTGGGACCAGGGCGACGCGGTCCCGAAAATTGAGGCAGGGCAAACGCTCAAACCGTTCGGGCCGTTTCGAGACCCCGATCAAGAGGCGGCGCGCGTGGGCGGAACCAGCATGATCACGCCCGCGGCGACCACGGATTTTCTCCTCAATACCGCGGCGGATGGATCCGGCTCCAATGTCACGGCGAGTTGCACGGTGGCGGCGGTGTTCAATGCGACCGGCGTGCGCTGGACGATTACGAACAACACGGCGGCGGATGCGTACGTGACGAAACTGCAATGTCGCGGGCGCGGGCTGTATGACTACGCCCAGGCGCACATGGAAGCGAGCGACACGGATTCAATGACGACGTACGGCGAACGCGCCATGTCATTCGACATGCCGTATCAAGACGATCAGCGGGTCGCGCAACGGGTCGCGGATTATATTCTTGGGATGCACAAAGATCCGGTGACGACGATCCAGGAGATCAGTTATATCGCGAATCGAAACCCGGATCTGATGGACGCGGCGATCAGTTTGGACGTATCCGATCGGATCGGGATCCAGGAGAATCAAACCGGCGTCGATGACGTGGTCGCGGGCACCAGTACGCGCGGCCATTTTATTAACGCGGTGAATTTCGAACGCGGCGACGTGTTGCGGGTTGGCTATACCCTGGTGCCGTCGGACGCGGTAAGTTTTTGGATTTTAGAAAATGCGGGCGCGTCGGTGATGGATATAACGACGCGGTGCGGGTATTTGTAGGGGGATAGTATGGCATATGCGACGCCCGCGACCTTTTCGGCGGGCCAATTAGTCCTGGCGAGTGATTTGAACGCGATACAGACCAACGTGACGGCGTTGCGGGCGGGTGAGATCGCGTTAAGTTCCCAGGCGACGCACGATCTCGCGGTCGCGACCGGCGCGAATACCTGGGCGAGACTCGCGCCGGGAACGTCGGGGCATTTCCTCAAAACCAATTCCACGGGCTCGGCTCCAGCGTGGGCGGCAGTCGCGGTGGAATCAGATATCGGGATCGTGGAAGGTCGGCTAACGGCGAGTAGTGGCGTCCCGGTAACGATCGCGGACGTGTCGGGCGCGGCGAATATTTATTTTACGCCGTACGCGGGAAACCGGATCGCGCTGTACGACGGATCGTCGGCGTGGGAGGTTAAGACGTTTACGGAGATCACGATCAGTCTTAGCGGGTTTACCGCGATCAAGCCGTACGACGTGTTTGCGTATAACAATTCGGGCACCGTTGCGATCGAAACTTTGATCTGGACCAACAACACCACCAGAGCAACTGCACTGGCGTACCAGGACGGTGTACTGGTCAAATCCGGTGCGACCACTCGACGCTACCTTGGCACGGTGTACATCAATGCCGCTGGCGGACAGACAGAGGACACGATTCTGAAGCGGTACGTGTGGAACTACTACAACAGACATTCCCGTAATCTTCGCGTAATGGATACCACCAACAGTTGGACATATACGACGGGGACAGTCCGACAGATGCGTGGCAGTACGGCAAATCAGGTCGATGTCGTTGTTGGCGTTGCCGAAGTGCCGGTGTCGTTGTCTCTGAGAATCGGTGCACAAAATTCCGGCGTCGGCGTTAATATGTGGGCAGGTATCGGCCACAATTCGGTCGGGGTGCCCGTCACTACTTCCCAGTCTAGCTATTCCACGTCGCCTGTGGCCTACCATGTGCAAACACTTGGCGCGGGTCTGACGATCTATCCAGCTATTGGGTTTTCCTATTTTCCGATGTTGGAATGGTCTTCGGCTGCTGGCACTACAACATGGTATGGCAACAATACGGCTTCGACGCCGACACGGTCCGGCATGTCTGGATGGATTGAAGGTTAACTATGGAAAATCTGGCCGCTACACTTGATGGAATAATCCGGGAAACGGGTATTGCGATTAGTGGCGTATCGATTGGAGATCCAGGCGATAAAACGACGTGGACGGTTCAACCTTCCGATCTGCAATCCGCCGCGCAAGCGATCATAAACGGTTTTGACGTGGAAGCGAACGCCACGGCGGCGGCATGGGTAGGCGTTCGCCGCGTGCGAACCTCTCGGCTGGCGCGGTGTGATTGGACGCAATTGTCCGACGCGCCGATTTCCTCGGAGCAGGTGGCGGCGTGGCGCGTGTATCGTCAAGCGTTGCGGAACGTCCCACAGGATAACAGTGATCCAAGTGTGATTAACTGGCCGGTTGCGCCTGACGGGGTGGGCCTGTGAGCGGGTCGCCGATCACGCGTCCGGAGTTCGAAGCACGGATCCAGACGTTGGATCAGTCGATCGAACGTGGGTTCGATCGCGTGGTCGATCGGCTGGATTCGTTAAACGGACGCGTTAGGGAGAATGAGATCGAGATCGCGACACAAGCGGAACGGGTCGCGACATTGCGGGGTACGGTCGCGCGGTGGGGCGGCGTGATTGCGGCGATCGTGTCGTCGGCGACGGCGGCGGTCTTTAACGTGGTGAATAAGGGGGGCTAATGCTGCAATGGGTCAAGGTCGCGGCGTCAATTCTGCCGATGGTGGTGTCGGCGGTGCAATGGGTGGAACAGTTTGTCCGCGGGGAAAGTTCCCAGGCAAAACAGGATTCGGCGGTGGAAGTGATCCGGACGTTGTTGTCGATTTCTCGGAGCACGGGGATCGAGTCGGCGGAATCGCTACTCGCGGATCCGGATACCGAACGGATCGTCCGGCAGATCGTGGATCTGGTGGTGCTACTCGAAAACACGGTCGCCAAGAAACGGGCGGCGGCGTGATTTTACGGGGTGCCAGGGGTTGCGGCGATCGGTTGGATGGCCGTACAGCGGACGTGACGCGGTCGAAATTTCCAAAAGTGGGGCAGAACAGGCGGATCGGTGATGTTGCGGTTTAAAGCGGCGGTTCGAATGCGTCGAGTCTATCCGGAGCTGATCCCGGTGTTGCGGCATGTGTGCGACTGGTCGGAACGATCCGGAATTGATGTCCGGATGACGTCCGCGGCGGACGGGGCGGCGGGGCGGAGTAAGAACAGTTTACATCCGGACGATCTCGCGTGGGATTTTTCGATCACGCATTCGGAACGGGTGGCGAAACTGGAAGATCTCGCGCGATATCTTCGGCGGCGGTTGGGCGATCCCTATGACATTGTCGCGCATGGTCCGACGTCAACCAGTCCCGCGGATCATGT